AAATGCATTGGATAGATAAACCAGCAATTGTCATTGACCTTAATGAGTGTGATGGTCCTGATTATATAGTCATGGCACATATCATGGAGCGAGCAATGCACACTGCTGGTTTTTTATTTGAAAATAATGCTAATCAAGCAGCATGGTCAAGAAAATGCGCAATTGAAATATTTGAACAAATGTTTTTATAATCAACACAATGGGACAATTAAAGATTAACAAGAAGTGTCTTCTAAAAATTGAAATGTACAATGGTACTTTCACTACTGATATTTCTGAGACAGATGATGAGGCACAGATTAGAGATTTTGACTTTATAGTAGAAGTTCAAACTGATTATGAAAGTAAGACTACATCCATCAAATCCATAGAGTGGACTGATGATGAGCCACCACTTATTGATGTGGCTGAAGATTACATAACTGAAAACTTTTTTGATTTAATACAATAACCATGAACATTAACATCACAAAGAAAATGTATGTTTTGACAGATGACTACATTGCAAACAATGGCGAAACAAAAACAGCTACTGTAAAATTATCTGTTGATGAGAAGAACAAAACCTTTGAGGTAATTCCAGGTGACATGATGAGTTCTTTCTCATTTGAAGTAGGAAGAGCTGGCAAACCAGTAGAGCACAACTTGTGGAGTACTGTAAGTAAACTTGTGCATATGGCAATTCAATTTGCTATTGATGACTTAAAGCTTAATGCTGAGCCAGAAGTAGAGCAATCTGAACCAGAAAATGGGGACAAATAGTAAGCGCCTACAAGATCAGTTCCACCATTTGACAATGAATTTCTCTCCAGAAGACTGGAGAAAGGTACGCAATGAAGATTATTGGATCTCTGATTATTTATCACCTGATAAGCGTTTGTTACACAAACTAGAGAGAGTTGAGTATTATCATAGACATGGCGTAATAAAACCATATAGTCCTGGAAAAGTCAGGGAAATTCATGAATCAGATGGTAAATTATTAAGAGAACAAGATGTTGATGATGAACCATACTATGATGATGAACCATACTATAAATCTGCTGAAGAATGAGATATTTTCAACCAAAATTTATAATTACTGTACCTATTCATGCAATAGTAAAACAAACAGAAAGAGCTATTCTTGTTCAATACAAAGAAACTACAAAGGAAAAAAATCTTGTATGGTTTCCAAGAGGATGGTTGTACAACATAAAATATAAAAAGAGTAGAAATAATCCTGAAAGGATTAACATTACTTTAGAATTTTATGGGTTTCTTGAAAAAGAAATCAAAGAAAAAATGAGAAGAGTTCCTAAAAACTAATCAAATGTCACATCCATTACATCACAGCATTTCCTCTGCAAAAAAGCATGGAGGAGTGCCAGAAGATTATTTACCAATTCATAATTGGTTTGACGAAACAAAGATGCATTATCCAGACATGCGTCATAGAGCATTACGCCACCATACAGAAGGTATTTTCTGGTGCGAGAAGGAATTTGGCGTATACATTGTAAACTCTGATGGTAAAAAAGTACCAACAAGAGTTATTGGAGAGCAACATTGTATAGAAGATTTAGGATTTATTCCTACTATCAAGGATTATCTTGACAACATGACAATTACTGGTTGGATGTACAAACCAGGTGAAGGACGTAATGTTCTTAAACAAATTAAAGAAGATAAATCTGATTACGTAAAAAAAGAAGGTCATGAACATACAAGACATTATTAATTGGTGTGACAAACACGCTGAAAATGGAGAAGAACTTGCCATTAACTGGGAAGGTGGAGGAGATTCAGGATGGGTTTACTTTACAATAGATGGAGAATCATGTACTGAACCTGAAGCTGAGTATCTTGTAGACAAAATGCATGATGAGCTTGACTATGGAAGTTGGGCAGGAGAATACAGTGCAAATGGTTCTGCAACCTATGATCCAGAAAGCAAATCATTTGATGGAGTAGATTGGTATTCTGAAGAAGAATATCGCACTCATGAATTGCAAACTCCTATTGAATTTACAATACCTAAAAAGTATTACTTTGAAGTATTGAGAGTTGAATTAGAGAATGTTATTGAAGAAGGCAACGTTACAATTAGTGCAAATACTCGCAATGGATTTATCAATGAAGAGCTTGTAGCATTAGTAAGTGATTTAGAAAAATCTTTAGTAGAAAAGATTGAAAAAGCTTTTGATGAAGAACTTCCAAGTGTTGAAAGATCTGGATATCAGACTGTTAGATATGATGAACAAGAAATTGAAGAAGCATCTGCAACTGATCCAGACAACTATGTATTTAAAATACAGGAGTTAGAGTACATCACTCAAAATGATACTGACACAGCTGTATCAATTTCATTAACTGATTTACTTGAAATGTTAAGAGACACAGAAGTATGAGACAGTATAGAATAGAAAACATTTCTATGTCAGAAGAGGTAGGAATGAAAGTATGGAAAACTCAATACAAAGAGTATGACAATTTTTACAATGATGTGATTGCACCTAAAAAGCCTCATCCTGAGGTAGTGCAATTTGCTGCAGATGTAAAAGCTAAATGGGACGAAACAGTTCCTGCTACTGTAAATGAAGCATTTTCTGAAACTAACTTGGAAGTTAGAAGGTTGCTGTTTAAAGCAATTGGTGTTGAAGAATTGTTTGCAAAGTTAGAACCTGAACTTATTCATGAGAAAACTCTTGTCAAGCATGGTACAAGATGGGATGAGAAAAACAAACCATTCAAGTATCAAATCAATGACAAGTATATGCTCTATAAAATTAAAGGTGACAAGTTGTTTCCTGATGAACCAATGGAATGGCGTAGAGCTAATGCTGATATTTACGCAGTACGTTGTTGGTGTTCAACAACAGGGCGTGAGTATTGGATATATGTCCCTCGCAACATAGGTGAAACAGGTGATGCGCTTGCAGCAATTGCTTGGACAGTACAATTACCAATAACAAATCCTGAATGTATTTACAGACAAGGTGATGTGATTGTTGCAAAAGCATCTGAAGCAAGTCGCCCAATTGTAAATAGCAGAAGACCAGGTTTGACAAAAGAAGAGTACATTAATTTATTAGTAGCAGCAACATGATACAGTTAACACCAGGTGGTGATCCTGAAAAGCACATTATGACTTCAGATAAGAATATTGAAGTTGCAAACATCTCAGAAGATGGACAAATCATAAAATTTACTGTTGAAAGTACAGCAGTAATTACACATGATGAACATGACAAAATTGTATTAGAGAAAGGAACTTACTATAAGACTAATCAAATGGAGTTTAATCCTTTTACTAATACTGTGAGTTATATCTTTGACTAGTAGGTAACAAAAAAGGGGGTTGAGGCCCCCTTTCTTGCTATTAACCATCAAAAATTTAATTTCACTATGAACAACGAGAAATCAAAGTCATACAAAGATATCAGTATTTGTATAGATTGATTTAAAATTTGTAAATTTTTTTATCTTTGTTATATGCGAAGTAATATAAATGTAAAAATCAAGAAACTTCACCCAGATGCAGTGATCCCACAATATGCAAAAGAAGGTGATGCAGGAATGGACTTAGTAGCAGTAAGCGAAACGTGGAATGAAAACAATACAATGGTCACTTATGATACAGGATTAGCCATGGAGATTCCAAATGGCTTTGTTGGATTATTGTTTCCCAGAAGTTCTGTAAGTAAGACAACATTGAGTTTAGCAAACTGTGTTGGTGTTATTGACTCAGGTTACAGAGGACCAGTCATGCTTAAATTCAGATACCTTGAAGAAGGTGATGTATATGACATTGGCGATAGAGTTGGTCAATTAGTAATTGTAGAATTACCATTTGTGCAAGTCACTGAAGTTGATGAGTTATCAAGCACTGAACGTGGCGCTGGAGGTTTTGGAAGTACTGGAAAATGAAGATGTCATTTGAGATATATGATAGACAATTTGGCGCAGGAATAACTGTGCAGAAAATGCCTATGATATTTCCATACAAGTACAGAATCACATTGCATATAACATGGTTACAAATATGTCTTTTTATATTTAAATCACCATGGAACAAGTAAATCACACAAGTGGGCAAATTGAAGTAATAAGTCCATATGGTAGAGTATATATCTATACACATACCTCAGCAGCTAAATTGGTAGCAGAAGTTCATGAAGTTCTTTCAAGAAGAAAGAGATGGGATGATCCTGATTATTTGACAAGAATGATTGTGTGTGGCATCATACCAAAAGACCAATGGAATAGTGAATTTGGTTATGGTATTGGCACACAATTGTATGTTGATGTAAATCTTTTAATCAGCATAGATACAACCAACCAAACTATTAGCATAAGTAGTTATGGTTCAGGAGTTGATGATGTAAAAATGGAATTAGAGGATTTTATTCAAAACTTTTACAAGCAGGCAAACTTTGATTAGCCATATAGTGCTGAATATTTTTTATTTTATTATCTTTGGTAAAAGTCTTTTTCAGAAGTTTTTTTAAATTAGTTCTTTAAAGTTTGCTAATATGTTATACCAATTACCAAATGGTAAATGTATTGAGCTGACAGTAGAGCAGTATACAGAGATGTCTGATACAGAATGGAACAGATTGTTGAAAGAAATAGAAGCATCAACATGGGGTGAAGAAGTGAATGACCCATTTGCAATAAGCGTATTGTATTATGGTCCACACAAAGCATCACGCGACAATGATGATTATTATATTCAAGAGCATGAGCCTGATCTTACAGACATATCTGAAATAGAAAAACTAACTGACAGTGATTTCATTGACATTGACAACATAGAGATCTAAAAGACTTGCAAAACATAGTTAAATGCAAGTAAAGTTAAAAATGTGTGCAGGTTGCAACACAGAAAAAGTCATCTGGAAGAATTTTGAAGGAAACAAATACTGCAAAGACTGCTGGTATTCAAAAGAAGTAACTAAACTTCCATCTTCCAAAAAGCCAATCAAACCTAAATCTGACAAAAAAGACATTCTTGATGTGTTATACAGCAAGATGCGAAAGGAGTTTTTAAACTTACCTGAGAACTCTACATGTAGAGCAAAATTGCCTGGATGCATGGGACAATTTAAAGAAAATCTTACAGTGCATCATACCAGAGGTAGAGGTTTATATTATCTAGATAAGAAAACTTGGATACCTTTATGCTTAGCTTGCCATCAATGGGTAGAAACACACCCAAAAGAGGCAAGAGAAATGAACTTATCACATACAAAACATTAGTGAAACATGAAAAAATTTATTGGCTATTTCATCATAGGAGCACACTCCAAGCAGGATGCAAGAAACGAAAAAGGATTATTGTTATGGTCAGCTAAAAAACCAAATGCAATAGTTAGATTTTTTAACAGAGTACTATTAAATATCTATTGGGTGGACAAAGTAAAGATGCTTCAAGAAAAAGGAAACAAAGTATCTGAAAATGGTGAAACTCAAATGTATAAAGTAGTACCAGAGAGATATAACAAATATGAAAAACCGCGAAACAATCCAAGAAGAAGCTTTAAAGGCAATAAAGGGGAAGCGTAAATCTGGTTTAGGTATATCCATGGGTGTTGGTAAAACACTAATAGGATTAAAGTTTCTTGATAGCATTCATCACACATGTATGTTCAAGAAGTATTTAATTGTAGCACCTAAGGTGAGTATCTATGACAGTTGGAAAGATGAATGTGTAAAACATGGCTTGACTCATTTAATACCACATTTAGAATTTACAACATACAGATCACTGATAAAAGCTGATCAAGACTATGACGCTATTATATTAGATGAGTGTCATAGTTTAAAGTTTACTCATGATTACTGGTTGGCCACGTTTCCAGGTAAAATACTTGGTCTTACAGGTACACCACCTAGAAACAAGGCGTATGAGAAAGGACGTATGGTAAATCAATACTGTCCAATTCAGTACACTTACATCACTGATACAGCTGTAGATGATGAAATCTTAAATGATTACAAGATTGTAGTTCATGTATTACCATTAAGTCATGAGCGCACATTACGTGTAAAGAAAAAAGATGGTACATTCTTTATGAATAGTGAGCAGAAAGCATATGCGTATTGGTCTGATCAACTATCAAGAATGTTATCTCCTAAAGATTTGCAAATGAAGCGCATCTTGAGAATGAAAGCTTTAATGTCTTTTCCTACAAAAGAAAGATATGCAAAGCAATTGTTAGATATGATTGATGAGAAGTGCATTGTATTTTGTAATACAACAGAACAAGCAGACTGGGTGTGTGCTGACAGTTATCATAGTAAGAACCCTGATAGTGCTGGTAATCTTGACAACTTCAAGAATGGCGCAATTACAAAGCTAAGTTGTGTACAACAACTTAATGAGGGTGTAAACATACCTAACTTAAAAGTAGGTATCATCTTACACTCTTATAGTAATGAGCGTCAAAGTAGTCAGCGTATTGGACGTTTGCTCAGGTTAAATCCTAAAGACAAAGCTACCATTCATATCTTGGCGTATAAAGATACTGTTGATATGGACTGGGTATCTGAAGCTTTAAAAGATATAGATTCTGAGAAAATTGTTTACACAGAACCTATGATTCACGCATAAACTTAAGCTATATGCATAACATAACCATCAAAGTTATAATTAATGGCACTGAGATTATCCCTGCTTCTCCAGAAGATGCAGGGAAACTCAAGTTATTTAACATGGGTGCCAAGAAAGGACAAGAGATAGAAGCATATCTTACTGTTCTTGAAGATAGTGACAATAAAACAGCAGGTCAACTTGCTAAAGCACATGCATTGATAAGAGAGATTGCAAACTCTACTGGTCATACAAATGATGAAATCAAACTTATTGTAAAAGAAAGAGCAGGGCTATATGACCCTGCTACAATTGGTTCTACATCATCACCATTTAAGAGTTTTGCAGATTGTACTAAACAAGAGATGTCAAAAGCAATAGAAGTTTGTATAGAGCTAGGCCATGACCTAGGAATTTACTTGTACTAACTATTCTTCTGTACGCTTTTCAGCTTCTTCCATAGCTTGGCGTGCTTCAGCAATGGTCATTTGTTCAACAAATCCTCCTTCTTGAGCCTCTTTTTCAAACTCTCTACAAAGAATTAGCATTGTTTCATAGTGATATACCCATGGTTCACTTACTCTGCGTTCAGCAATAGCTCTGTGAGCATCTTGAATATCTGGAACTTTTTTACCATCCATGATAAATCCAATAACCTGCTGCACACGCTTGTAAAAACCTGTACTCATTTTTATAGATACAATAGCATCTTCTTTGATCACATCAATGGTTTGCTCATCAGGTCCTGATGGAAGATATGATTTTACAATTTCATCTGACATATTGATTATTTTATTCAAAGATATTAAAACTTATGGAAAATACAACACAACATCCTGATGCTAATGCATATGCAGAAAAGATGTACAAAATGTTGAAAGACTCAAATACTGGATGGCATGATTTGCTAAAAGGTTTTTTGTTTTCTGAAGACTTTGTAAACATTATTAAAGCTCTGGAAAACATGGTAAGTGAAGATGTGCGTTTTACGCCACCACTTAGATTAGTCTTCAGAGCATTTATGGAATGTCCAATTGATAAACTTAAAGTAGTTGTTGTAGGGCAAGACCCTTATCCACAACTTGGAGTAGCAGATGGCATTGCATTTAGCTGTGGCAACACTGGCAAGAAAGAAGCATCACTGCGCTATATACATGGTGCAATTGCAAGAACAGTATACGATAATAGCGTTGACCCTAAAGAGTTAACTGCTGACCTTGTTGAATGGAGTAGACAAGGCATCTTAATGTTGAATACCTCATTGACTACAGAGGTTGGAAAGATAGGTAAGCACTTTGCATTGTGGGATCCATTTATCAAATATCTTATTGATATGTTAAATTCTAGATCCTTAATCGCTCAAAAACCTATTATCTGGGCATTTTTTGGCAAAAAAGCGCAAGAATTAGAAGATTTACTTGATGATAGTCAGGTAATTCTTAGAGCAAGTCACCCAGCATCTGCTGCATATGCAAAGGAAAAACAATGGGATTGTAATGATATCTTTAACAAGATCAATGAGAAGTTAGAGGATAATGATTACACAAAAATCTTGTGGTAGTAGTTCTAATGTACGCTGTTTTTTTGTATATTTGTTTATCAAAAATTTAATTTTATGTTCAAACCACCAGAGACTGCAGGAGCTAGTTCTTCTGCAAAACCCTGGCGCAAATACAGTGACATTCTTGAGGAAAGTTTGCAGTATATAGAAAAGCGCGCCAGAAAAGAAATCAAGTCTCTTAAAACATCATGGGAAGCTTTCAACTCTATTGGTCTCAATGGAGTAGAATGGCAATCTTTGTATGTATTAGCAGCACGCCCTGGTGTTGGTAAAACATTAGTAGCTGCATCTTTGACGCGTTCCTTACAAGAGATGAACAAAGATCAAGACTTTATGATACTACACTTCCAGTTTGAAATGCTTGGAAGAAACATGGGTGTCAGAGAGTTATCAGCTTCTAATAATTTAGACATTAGGTATTTACAATCTGCAGAGGATGATGGAATGCCTCCATTATCTAAAGTGGATCATCAAAAACTTTCAGCATATGTAAGTGGTCAAAAGGGACGCCAAGAGTACGTTATTGATAGATCAATGACAGTTGTACAAATGGCTGACGCAATAAAATCCTTCTATGCTGAATTTAAAAAGCCAATGGTTGTGACATTAGATCACACACTATTGGTACGTCAGAATGCATCTGAAAACAACAAGCAGTTAACATTGCAAAATCTTGCCACAATGCTGACTGAGTTGAAGAATAAATTACCTGTTACATTTATTATTCTTACTCAGTTAAATAGAGAAATTGACAATGCTGAAAGACAAAAGCCAGGTAAGTTGGAGAATTTTCCAACAGAGGCAGATGTCTTTGGAAGCGACTATCTCTTACAATGCGCAGACGTAATGGTAGCATACAATAGGCCAGCCAAGTATAATATAAATAGGTATGGGCCTCAGAAGTATGTCATTGGTCCAGGTGACAAATTTTTACTGGCGATGCATGTTCTCAAAAACAGGTTTGGAGGGACAAGTATTCAATGGTATAAGGCAGATTACGCAACAATGTCTGTTGTTGAAGCAGATGAACCTGTGAAGGAAGCTTTTAAAAGCACGTAGTATTAATTAAAATTTTACAGATGAGTAATTTTAAAGGTACCTCAGAGCCAAAAAAGAACATGAATGTCAAAGAGCTTACTGCAAAGTATAGTCCCTTTTGGCAAACTCTTTTTACCAACATGGGCATCTCCAGTCCAAAGTTTGGTGCAAAACTCTGTTACAATGGTAAAGAATTTGGAGAAGAGCGTCATCCATGTGTTAGATTTTGGCCTAGTGAGTTATCATGTGGTCAAGATTTCTATGTAGAATGCTTTGACTGGGATCAAGAACACTATGATCGCGCAAATAGAAAGCTGTACAGGCTTACAAACAATCCTAACTGGAAGTTGAATCACAATAAGTATGTTGAAGTAGAGACATCTCCTGAAACAATTACTTATGCTGTAAAGCTTTCTGACTTGGAACTTGTAAATAGTACGCCAGTTACAGCTGCATATGCAGAGGTTATAGAAAAAACTCCATTTATGATGGAGGAAGAAAAAGAAGAAGAGTTTACAGGAATGTTTTCTGAGAAAGAAGATACACATATGAGTGCAATGACTCTACGTGATCACTATTGCATTGAAAACAATGTACCACTCTCAAACAAAAAATGGTTAAATGATTTAATTAAAGAAGGATTAGCATGGCAGCAAAAGATGAAGTAAAAGCACCAGGAGGGTTTGTTCTCCCTATGGCAAAAGTGAAAGCTGAAGCAAAGAGTCCTAAGAATCTTGTAATTTTCAGTAAACCTAAAGTAGGTAAAACTACGTTGTTATCAACTCTTGACAACTGTCTCATCATTGACTTGGAAGATGGTAGTGATTATGTTGATGCCTTAAAACTAAAGGCAAAATCTGTAGCTGATATTGTTACTATTGGTAACATGATCATTGATGCAGGTAAACCATACAAATACATTGCTTTAGATACAATTACAGCATTGGAAACTATCTGTGTTCCTTATGCAGAAGAGTTGTATTCTAAAAGCTTAATGGGTAAAGAATGGTTTACAAAACACAAAGCACAATATGGCACTATCTTGAATATGCCAAATGGTGCAGGTTATCCATGGCTACGCCAAGCTTTTGAGAAAGTTCTTAACTATGTGAAGACATTGGCACCTCATGTCATCTTTGTAGGTCACATTAAAGACACTCTTCTTGAGAAGAATGGCGCAGAGTTCAACTCATTGGATTTGGATTTGACTGGTAAGCTTAAACGCATTACCACTTCTAATTCTGATGCTATTGGATACATCTATAGAAAGGGCAAGAAGAATGTATTAAGCTTCATGACAACTGACGAAATCGCTTGTGGTGCAAGACCTGAGCACTTAAGAAACCAAGAAATTGTTATCTCTGAACCAGCAGAAGATGGCAAAGGCATTATTACACACTGGAATAAAGTTTATATTGATTAATTTTTAAAAAGTAGAGCTATGTTTAAATCAAGCAATTTTAAAGAAACAGCAGGTAGTGGAACTCCAAAAATCTTAACACCAGGTACTCACTACTGTAGAGTAGTAGACCTTACATTGGACGCACCACCATACAATAAAGAAGCGTATTTTGTAAATGTTAAGTTAGAAGGTGTAGATCGTGGTGATGACTTTGAAGGTATCGCTGTTGACAAAAACAATCCTGCACTTGGTAAGTACAGAGGTCAAATTGGTAGCATCAAATCAGGAGAATGGCCTTTTAGTACATATACTTATGAAGGAAAAGTTATCCAAAGAGATAACCAAATCTACAACTGGGTTAACAACCTTGCAAAACAAATGGGTGTACTTGCCAAAATGAATGAGAAAGGTGTAGAAGCTGATACCATTGAAGATTATGTAATGGAAGTACGCAAGTTCTTAATTGATCCAGAGTTGTGGGGTCACTTTACTATTGGTGGTTCTGAGTACTTTAATGAAGGATATACAAATCCTAATTACAGATTGTTCTTCCCTAAAGCGCAGCCTCGCAAGAATCTATTTCCATTCTCTGCATTAGAAAATGATGACAGAAAACCTCATAACTTTATTGAGTTCAATGCTGAAACTCATATTGTTAAAGCAAAAGAGAAGGAAGTAGCTCCTGCTGAAACAGTAGATTCTTTTGAACCAAAAGCTACATCTGCTGAGTCTACAATCATGGATGATTTTCCAAAACCAGGAGAATCTTCAAGTGATTTAGATTTACCATTTGGATAGGATTTAATTAAACGATAGGATAGGGGTAGGCATTTTGTTTACCCCTTTTCTTTTTATAGATTTGTGAAATGTTTGCAAGTAGAAAATTTAAAGGAGGGATTGATGACATTCCTGTGTCTTGGATTTTCAGGTATTATTTGAACTTGTCTTCAGACTTAAATGGCAAAAGCATAAGGATTAAAAGTATATTCAATCCTACTGACAAGACGCCATCTATGTTCATTTACTATGATAAATACTTTCAATGCTACATGTTTAAATGCCATTCAACTGGCAAGTTTGGTAATGCTGTCAGCTTTGTAAAAGAAATGTTTAACATATCTCATGAGGATGCTTGTAATAAAATACAAGAGGATTATTATAGATTTTGTGAGACAGGAGTTTACGAAGAACCAAAGATAGAAGTTACTAATTACAAGTGGACTGTAAAGGATTACATCATAAGAGCTTGGAATACAAATGATGCAGAGTTCTGGTTAAAGTATAATATAGGAAGTAGTATGCTAGAAAAGTATAGAGTCTTTCCTATTGCAGGTTATACAGCAGCTCAGATTGACACAGAGACAGGTCAGGTCATTAAATCTTTTGACTACTCAAGCGAATTGACTTACGCTTATTTTACTGGCGATAACATCTATAAGATTTATAATCCTAAAAACAAGAACTCTAAATTTTTCACATTTGATAGTTACCTCCAGGGTGAAGATCAATTAGAAGGTCATGATACATTAATCATAACCTCATCTCTGAAAGATTTAATGAGTATAAAAAGTTTAGGATTAACTGTTGATTGTGTTGCACCTTCAAGTGAGACTGCAAAACTAAAGAGAGAGGATATAGATCATTTCAAACTGCTTTATGCACATGTAATTGTGTGTATGGATAGTGATACAGCAGGTATTGCGTCCATGAAATATTATGAAGAAACATATGATTTGCCCTTCATTTATTTACCAAGAGAAAAAGATATCAGTGATATCATTAAGCATCATGGTAAGGAAGTTGCACTCTATGATTTCTATCCTAAACTTCAAAGAGCAATTGAAAAATATGTCAAAAAAAATCCATAAGTTTGTACAAACATCAAAATTTATGAACAACTGGATTTACAAACCACATGGTGGTTTGGGTAAGGAGATCCTATGCATTGAAGATCTCCCAAACCATGAAGAAGCTGTTGGTTTTGTATACAGAATAACCAACACAGTTACTGGAAGATTCTATATTGGAAAAAAGAATTTGTACAGTGAACGCAAGACCAAAATATCCAACAGAGAAAAGACACAAACAAAGACTAGAAAGACTTTCAAACGTGTTGTAAAAGAATCTAATTGGAAATCCTACTATGGATCTTGTGTAGAGCTCAATGAAGAGCGATCAATTGCTGGTGATAAGTTTTATCAGCGTGAAATACTGGAGGTATGCTGTTCTAAAAAGTATCTTGGTTACTGTGAGATTGCACATCAGTTTAAAAATGATGTGTTAACTAGCAATAGCTATAATGGTAACATTTTAGGTAAGTACTTTCCTTCAGACATAGAAAATTGTAACTAAAGTTTATGGGAAAATTTGTAGCTAACATTCCTCTTTCTGAACGTATTCAGAAGGAACAAGAGTTTTTTGACAAACATTTTTTAATGTCTTATTCAGGATTAAGCAAGTTAGCTTTCAGTCCTGCTGCTTTTTATAAGCACTATGTCCTAGGTCAAAAAGAGGATGTATATGATAAAAATATGACTGAAGGGTCATTGATTCACTGTTTACTATTAAACCCTGAAGAATTTGACAACAACTTTGTAATTGGAGTATCTGATTTACCAAGTGATAATCCACGCGCAGTGCTTCACACTGTGTTCAATCATTACAAAGAATTGAAAAAAGAAGGAGACACACGTGAAAACCTTGATGAATTTCAAGATGCTATTCTTGATGTGTTGAAAGATGTCAATTTATATCAGTCATTGAAAACTGATGGGCAAAGACTTGAGAAGATGATTACCCTAAAGCATCACAACTATTGGGATTATCTTATCAAAGCTGAAGGTCGCACTGTTATTGACCAAGATGTCTATGACTTTTGTAAATCAGTTGTAGAGAAAATCCAAAGTACATCAAATGTGATGGATGTCATGGGCTTTTTTGCAGATTCATTTTCTCCATTAGTTAAAGAGAATGAGATTATGCTTGTAAAGTTTCAAGAAACAAAGCCATTTGGAATACGTGGCATCATTGACAACCTTGTAATTGACAAAGCTAACAAGATAATTAGAGTAAATGACTTAAAGAAAACAGGTAAGTCAATTTCTCAATTTGTTGATAGCATTGAATATTTCAAATACTGGATACAAGCTGCTATGTATAAGAAACTAGTTGAACATGTGTATTTAAGCAAACCAGAATACGCAGACTTCAAAATGGAATTCAGATTCATAGTTGTAGATCCTTTTATGCAAATTGCCCCCATTAAAGTTTCTGATGAAACATTATTAAAATGGGAAGAGAGTACTGACAAGTTGCTAAATGAAGCTCAATATCATTTTGAATCAAGATCATTTGACCTTCCATATAGCTTTATTGTAAATAATAATGAGCTTGAAATATGATAAAAGACTTGTATAATAAGTATTTTCAAAAGTCCTATACCTTTCTGTATCCAATGCTTGGATTCAAGCGTACCAAAGATCCTAAGCCAGTGCAAGTATATCTTCACTGGCCTGAGGAGTTTCCAAAAGAAGCTAGAAAATTGGTGTGTGTGTATCTAAAAGAAGATACAGATCAATGGAAAGACTTTGAAAAACACAGGCTGCTTGGACATAGCATGCTTGACTATGTAGTTCCACTTTGTGATAATAAAGTGGCTTATATTTTTGACATGAATACTATGGCGTATGACTATGACTTGTTTGTTGTAGGTGCATACTCCAAATTCTCATCTAATGGTAAAAGATTTTTATCTGATTACTATGGGATACATACCGCAGAGTGGGTATATATTGAATCATACATCTTTCCTAAAAAGTACTTTAAGCAATATGCTGAAATACTAGAGGTAGATGTGAAAATACTCCAAGAAGTTGGAGAACTTTGTGACAAGTACAACGAAGAAAAAGAAACATTTAAATTGTAACCTTTAATTAATATCTATATGAAAAACATGATGATTTATTCAGCAAAGTGGAATGATAAAGAAACATTTCGCATGATGCCAATGACACTTGATTGTCCTTACAATGAAGTAATCTTTGATCCTGAGCAAGCAGTTCTTGCTGTTGTATCAAAAGATCAAAAAGAGAAGCCACTTATGATGCCAAGAATCAGTGAGCGTGGTGATGTTATTCCAGCTAAACGTGCAAATGGAGAACAAGGATGGCAAGAGCAACGTGTTATCATGAAAGCTTACTATGAGTACTATCTTGAAGATATGGCTGATATCAAAGCATTCATTGAAACATTTGCAGCAAATGACACTAAAACAGCGTTGAAACTTTTGAAAGAATCAGTAAAATAAATAGTATGAGAGAACGTGAGTTCTGGGTGATGGACTACGAGACCATTGTCAACTGTTTTGTTGCTGTATTTGAATCTTATACAAGTGATGACAAACAGGTTTTTGTTATTGGCAAGCATCAGAATGATGCTGTTGACTTTGTTCACTTTCTTCAAGAGTCTAAAGCTGCTAAAGACTGGCATTTGGGTTATAACAATTTAGCGTTTGACTCTCAAATTACAGAATTTGTCCTAGCCCATAAGGAAGCATTTTTAGATATGGATGCTGAAGGTGAAGAATTAGCGCAACACATTTATGAATATGCACAACGTGTAATTAACAAGTCTGACAGTGGTGAGTTTTTAGATTATCCAGAATTCAAACTCTCTATACGCTGTGTTGATATTTATAAATTGAATCACTGGGATAGCAATGCCAAACGTACATCTTTGAAGTGGACACAATTCAGCATGGATTGGTACAATGTAGAAGAAATGCCTCATCCACATTATAGAAGTGTTACAGACAAAGACACATTAGATATGATAGTTAACTATTGTATTAATGATGTTAGGTCTACCAAAGCAATCTTCACAATGAAGGATAGCAAAGGCAATAAAGTAATGGCATCTCAGATTAATCTTAGAGCTAAGCTCAGTGAAACTTACAATGTCAATTTGTTTTCTGCAAGTGAGCCCAAGATATCTAAAGAAATCTTTCTTCACTTTCTTTCTCAGAAATTGAACATGGATAAGAAGTCTATACGTGACATGAGAACTTATCGCAAACAAGTTCCATTGCGTGATATCATCTTACCATCTATCAAATTTGAAACTCCTGAGTTCAATGCTGTACATAATTGGTTCAAAGAATTAGTTGTGGATACTGCAATACTTGATACAGGAGATGATGAGAGAGGCAAAGGTCCTAAATACAGAATGATGCATAAAGGTGTTCCTACTGATTACGCATTAGGTGGTATTCATGGTTGTATTGCTTCAGGAGTGTATGAGCCCAAACCTGGCCAAAAGATATTGAGTGTGGATGTGACTAGTTTCTATCCTAATCTTGCTATCAAAAATAGATGGGCACCAGCACATATTCCTAAAGATGATTTCTGTGAGCTATATGAATGGTTCTTTGAAGAGAGAAAGAAATATGATAAGTCTAATCCATTAAACTATCTATTCAAGATTGTTCTAAATTCAACTTATGGTCTAAGCAAGAGTAGATATTCTTTCTTGTATGATCCAGAGTTAACTTTTAAGATAACTGTGAATGGTCAGTTGCTGTTATCAATGTTGTATGAGATGATTTCTACAAGGATTCCATCATCACAACCTTTGATGCAAAATACAGATGGTCTAGAGTTTATTGTAGATGAGAAAGATGAAAAGCTTTTCTTTGAGATTTGCAAAGAATGGGAAGATATGACGCAGCTCTTGTTAGAGTCTGTGGAGTATAAGAAAATGATTATTGGTGATGTAAATAATTACATTGCTATTTATTCTGATGGCAAAACAAAGTGCAAAGGTAGATTTGAATTTGAAGCATTACCTCTTCATAAGAATAAGTCTAACTTGATTATACCAAAAGCTTGGTATGAATACTTTGTGAAAGGAGTTAATCCTGCAGATTACATTAAAAGTAATAGAAACATATTTGACTATTGCACTGGTTCTAAAATTAAAGGAGATTGGTTCTTTACAGAGCGTGGTGTTGAAAATGGAGAATTCTATGAGAGAAAGCTTCAGAAACTTGTAAGGTACTTTGTATCCAAAAAAGGTACAAAGATTATTAAATGTCATCCTGATGGAAGACAAATTCAATTAGAAAGTGGGCCAATACTTCAAACAATTTTTAATAGAGCTGAAGAGAAACCTTGGGAAGAATATGATATTAATGAAAAATACTATTTGGACAAGATCTATGATGAGATTAAAAAGATTGAATCAACCTCAGAAGTAATCCCACAAAACAAATATCAACAGTTAAAATTAGAGTTATGAAAAGAACAAAGAATGGTATGATGGCGTATGCACAAATTTTGTCCACGCCATTACCAGAGAAAACAGATACTTACACACCTATTTCACATGCAAGTGTTATCAATCGTGTAAGAAGCGAGATTACTACAGCAGGTTTTATTATTACAGGAGAAGAATACAGATGTACCAATGATGGTCAAATTGCATTGGGCACATTTAGAATGAACTACAAAGCTGATCCAGACATTGAGTTATCAGCAAACTTTACTAATTCATACAATAAACAACTTGCCTTCAGATTTAATCTTGGAGGCCTTGTTAAAGTTTGCATGAATGGTATGATGTTAAACAATAACAAGTTTGGCAAATTTAAACGTATGCACAAAGGAAGTGCAGATGTTTTAGCAGAAGGTGTAATCAGTGATTACATTAATAATGCAAGTGAGTATTGGGATTCATTAGTGCTTCACAAAGAAAAAATGAAAAACATTACTCTTTCTGAGATAGAGCAGCATCATCTTCTTGGTGAGCTTTTCTTCAAACGTGAAGTTTTGAACACCATGCAATTGAATACAATCAAGAAAGAACTATTAAATCCAAGTTTTGATTACAAAGTTGACCCAAATAGTGCTTGGAGGTTGTATAATCATGTCACCCTTGCACTGAAAGATGCTCATCCTTCTGACTGGATTGATTACCAAATCAAAGTACATGAGTTATTTGATGAATTTCTTGATTTAAATCCTAGCATTGCTTCTGAAGAAGATGATCTTGTACTACTTTCAGATCCAACAGATGATATTTGTGAAGAAGAAGAAGTTATTTTGTCATTCTAAATTATAAGCCATGCTAAATGATATTATTCAAGATGCATATGTCATCATAATGAAGCGCAAAACAAGTCATGATAAACTTGAAGTATTAAGAAGATTCTTAAAGCAGAAGTATAATATATCTGTTACAAGAAGTACTCTTGAAAAGCGTGATGCAATGTGGAGCAAAAAGAAAGAATTATGACAAGATTGATTGGAGTATCAGGAAAGATTGGTTCTGGAAAGGACACCGTGGGTGGTGTGTTGCAATTATTATTTGCAACGCATCATCCTAATGGTGCTTGGGACATTAAAAAATATGCAGGTAAGCTTAAAGAAGTTGCAGAAATACTCACAGGTATTCCTAAGATTAACTTTGAGATCCAGCAGTTTAAAAATACCAACTTACCAGAAGAGTGGAACAAAGATGGTGAGGCCATGTCAGTACGTACTCTATTGCAAAAGATAGGTACAGAAGCATTGAGAGATTCATTACATGAAAATGTGTGGGTTAATGCTCTATTTGCTGATTATAATGACTCATCACATTGGATTATTACAGATGTAAGATTTCCTAATGAGGCTGAAGCTATCAAAAGGCATGGAGGTATTATGCTACGCATTGAAAGAGATGTACCTGCAAATAACCACTTGTCAGAAACTGCGTTAGATGATTATGAATTTGATCATGTGATTCATAATAACAACAGCATACATGATTTGATTGTT